ATTTAATGTTACAGTAGATTTAATTAGTTCTATTGGCGAAAAAAGAGATGTTCCTATTGTTTTAGATAGTATATCATTTCAAGATGATTATGAGGGAGATTTTTCTACAAGAAGAGCATTAATTTATACTCTTAGATTTACTGCTAAAACATATCTATTCGGTCCTGTTGCAGATAGTTCTGAAGGTCTTATCAAAAAAGTTCAGTTGGATTATTATACAGATACAAATACGCAAACTGCCAAACGTGAGATGAGATACAAAGCAACACCGAAGGCATTGACAGATAAAAATGATGATGGTGTTATAAATGAGGCAGATGATGCTTTGCTAACAGCAGATGATGATTTTGGATTTAATGAAACAACCACTTTCTTCTCAGATTCTAGAACATATAGTCCAACTCAACAAACTGATATTTAATAAATTATGACTGATAATAATATGAATGACATTGTGCCAGTTTCTGGTGAAATTATTCCAGAAAATAAAGATATTCAAAAAGATTATGAATACACTAGAGCAAATTTGTACTCATTAATTGAAAAGGGTCAAGAAGCGATTAATGGTATAATGGAACTTGCTGGTGAAGGAGGTAGTCCTAGAGCATATGAAGTTGCAGGTCAATTAATTAAAAGTGTCGCTGATACAACCGATAAACTGGCAGATCTTCAGAAAAAAATAAAGGATCTTGAGGAGGACGGAAATAAAACACCAAATAGTGTCACTAACAATGCCGTATTTGTGGGTTCTACATCCGAACTTCAAAAAATGTTAAAACAAGGTTTTCTAAATAATAACACGGATCCAAAATAAAAGATGTCGAAGTGTAAGACAGGTTACTATTACTGTTATACAGACAAAAAATGTAAACCAATCTCTAAGGGTTTAAAAGTAACTGCTAGATTTTCTGGTGATGGAAAAGAACCTGAAGAAGTTGGTATTGATAAATCGTTAAATGGTAATGGAGATGGGAACGGGATCTCTAATGGTGGATCTAATGGGGGAGTTAGTGAAGGATCGCTTCATAAATGGTTTAAGGGATCTAAATCAAAAGATGGTAAAGGTGGATGGGTTAATGTCGTTACAGGTGGAACTTGCGCCAGTGATGAACCGGGAGAGGGAACACCAAAATGTGTTTCATCAGCAAAACGAGCAAGTATGAGTAAGGCAGAAAGACTTTCTGCTGCTAGGAGAAAAAAGAAAGCAGACCCAGGACAACAGCAAAAATCTGGTGCCGCAAAACCAACATACGTCTCTACAGATAAAAATAAAATGAAAAAAGAAGAAGTAGAAGTAACAGAAGCAAAAGACAAAAAAGGTAAGGGTAGTGGTAAAAAAGATGCCTGCTATCATAAGGTAAAGTCTAGATATAGTGTCTGGCCCTCTGCATATGCCTCAGGTGCCCTTGTGAAGTGTCGTAAGGCAGGTGCTGCTAATTGGGGTAATAAGTCTGAATCTGTGGATTACTCGAACTGGAGAGATGACTTTAAGGCAATAAATTATGAGTTCATCGATCTCATTAAACCAGAACCTCTAACTGGTGAAAAAATTAATGAGGGTCAAAAATGTTGGAAGGGTTATGAAAAGAAAGGAACCAAAAAAATGTTTGGTAAGACCTATAACAACTGTGTAAAGAAAGAAGAAACTGAAATCAAAGAGAAAAAAGATCCTTGCTGGGATACTCATAAGCAAGTAGGTATGAAGAAAAAGAATGGTAGGATGGTTCCTAATTGCGTTCCAAAAGAAGAATTTTCTGATTGGAGATCTGAGTTAGATGAGGGAGCTGCCTGGACAAAAAAGTCTGGTAAAAATGCTTCAGGTGGATTAAATGAAAAAGGTCGTAAGTCCTATGAAAGAGAAAATCCTGGTTCAGATCTAAAAGCACCATCTAAAAAAGTTGGTAATAAAAGAAGATCATCATTCTGTGCAAGAATGAAAGGTATGAAAAAGAAACTTACATCTTCCAAAACAGCAAATGATCCAGATAGCAGAATCAATAAATCTCTGAGAGCTTGGAATTGTTAATTTGATATTATGAGTGAAGTATATCTTGGTAATCCTAATTTAAAAAAAGCAAATACACCGATCCAATTCACTGAGGAACAAGTAATTGAGTTTCTCAGATGTAAAGAAGATCCGGTGTATTTTGCCAATAATTATATAAAAATTGTTTCTCTTGATGAAGGTCTGACTCAATTTCATCCATATGACTTTCAAGAAAAGTTAATTAATAATTTTCATAATAACAGATTTAATATCTGTAAGATGCCAAGACAGACTGGTAAATCTACTACGGTGGTATCTTACCTTTTACACTATGCCGTATTTAATGATAGTGTAAATATTGGTATTCTAGCAAACAAAGCAGCGACTGCAAGAGAATTACTACAAAGATTGCAAACTGCTTATGAGAACTTGCCTAAATGGATGCAACAGGGTATATTATCCTGGAACAAAGGATCTATGGAGTTAGAAAATGGCAGTAAGATATTGGCAGCTTCTACGTCTGCAAGTGCTGTCCGAGGCATGTCGTTTAACATTCTCTTCCTCGACGAATTTGCCTTCGTTCCAAACCATGTTGCAGACTCGTTCTTTGCCTCTGTTTATCCTACTATTACTTCTGGTAAAAACACCAAGGTAATTATTGTATCTACTCCACACGGTATGAATCATTTCTACCGCATGTGGCACGATGCCGAAAGAGGTAAAAATGAATATATTCCAACCGATGTCCATTGGTCGGAAGTTCCTGGTAGAGATGAAAAATGGAAGGCAACAACTATTGCCAATACTTCGGAACAACAGTTCAAGGTTGAGTTTGAATGTGAGTTCTTAGGTTCGGTTAATACTCTTATTAATCCAGCAAAATTAAAAAACCTTGTATACGAGAATCCCATAAAAAGAAATGCCGGATTAGATATTTACGAAGATCCTCAGGAGAATCATGAATATCTCCTGACAATTGACGTGGCAAGAGGAATAGGAAATGATTATTCGGCATTTATTGTTTTTGACATAACACAGTTTCCGTATAAGATAGTAGCAAAATATAGAAATAATGAAATTAAACCCATGCTATTTCCAAATATCATCAATGATGTTGGAAAGGGATATAATAATGCATGGGTACTAATAGAAGTAAATGATATTGGAGATCAAGTAGCTTCCATTATGCACTATGATTTAGAATATGATAATATTCTCATGGCAGCAATGAGAGGTCGTGCCGGACAAGTTGTAGGAACAGGATTTAGTGGTAAAAAATCACAACTTGGTGTCAGAATGACTGCGGCAGTTAAAAAGTTAGGATGCTCTAACTTGAAAACTATGATGGAGGACGATAAACTACTAACTACGGATTATGAAATTATATCAGAACTTACCACATTTGCACAGAAAGGAAATTCTTTTGAGGCAGAAGAAGGATGTAATGATGATTTGGCAATGTGTCTTGTAATATTCTCATGGTTAGTGGCACAAGATTATTTCAAAGAAATGACAGAGAATGATGTTCGTAAAAGAATATATGAAGAACAGAGAAATCAAATAGAACAGGATATGGCACCTTTTGGATTTATAGAAACTGGATTTGAAACGAGTAATTTTGTAGATGCTGATGGAGATAGATGGTATGCAGATGAATATGGAGATAGATCTTATATGTGGGATTACATGTAATGGATTTTGATAGTCAGATAAATTTAGAACATCTGCTTTTTTATGATAGAGAATGTAGAACCTGCCATAAGACAAAAAATTTATTAGAAGACTTTTATCTTATAAGAAAAAATAGAGGAGCACTACCATCTTCTTATTCATATGAGTGTAAAGAGTGTACTATCGATAGAGTAAAGAGTAATAAAAAATGTAATAATGTTTGGGAATATCCTGATTGGTAGTTCATGCATCGTTTCCCCACTGAAAATACCCCTTTTCCTAAATATTTTTAGGTAAATTTGGATTGCGAGGAAAAGCAAGATGCCATTAAATTTAGCATCTCCTGGAATTCTGATAAGAGAAGTTGACCTCACTCAAGGTAGAGTTGATCCAACTTCCGATAAGATCGGCGGTATTGTCGGTCCTTTTGCTAAAGGTCCAGTAGGTACAGTAACTAGAATTAATACAGAGAATGATTTGGTTGATACGTTTGGACAACCATATGACACAGATAAGCAATATGAGACCTG